AGCATCCTGGTAAGACTCGCAAACCGATTCAATAGTATAGTATTTAGCATCATCTGGTGATTTAGGACAATAAGAATACCATTTACTCATACCATCATCTTCATACTTAACCTTCACACCATCAAATTGATTCCCTACGGTTTGTTTTCTAAAACCATATGATAATACAGTAGAAGATCTCTTTCTGTATTCATGAACAGAATCTTTAGCTTTGTACTCTGATAAATTGTATATAACAAGTTGACCACTTGATATTTTTACTCCAAAAGAATGATCATCACATAGTTTAAGTAAAAATGCTGCATCTGATTCTTCTTGTAATACATATGAAAAAACTGGATTTACTTGACTGTCATATAATAAGTCAAGTCCAGCTTCATTAGAAATCTTTGATGCAATCATTTTAAAACTTTGGTTGGTCCATGATCTAGTTTTTTTCTCATCTTTAAACGAGCTATTAGTCGGCATAGAATTGCCATTAATCGTCATAACCGATGGTGGTCCACTGCATTCAGGCTCATCTATATCAAAAAACCCGCAATCCAAGGATTGCGAGTCTCCATCATGTCGCCAATTAAGTGTATGGATAATTGGTCGAAGTTTGTCACCTTCTTCAGGAAACCAATCATCCGACCAAATACCCTTTTCATCCTTTAAAGAAATAGATACATCATCTGCTACGCCATGAGCGTTATCAGTATAAGAAAATGAAACAAGGTCCTGTTGAATCTCTTTAGATGCATTGACCTCATCATAATAAAGTTCAATATAGGATCTTCTTACTTTCATATTATCCTCTCTTCCAAGGTGGTAGATTAGTTGATGCTTTTACAGTAACATCAGGAATAGTTAGCATGACACCACCACTAAACATTACAGTTTCCATATGTTCTTTATTGGCAAGCATTAAGGCTTCTATATGATCATAAGAATCATACTGTTCAAAAGAAATCTTGTCCCAGGTATCACCTAGGACTGTTCTATACTTTTTCATATACCTCCTTAACTGTCAAAAGCTAAACGTTGTTTTTTTCGTTCCATCTTTTTATACTGAGCATCAAACCCATCTCTACCTTTTTTCTCGACTTCAATAATATCATCTTTTGATGCATTGCCTTTGATGATAAAAGTCGGTTTGTATTCAATGTGATTAACATATTCTTGTTTCACATTGATTGTATCTTTTCTGAAATTGTTGATCATGTCTGTAAATGATCTAGGTTTTTCTTGTGGGTTATCATCACTTCTCTTTGACTTAAGAATAGCAAGCTGAAGAAGTTTTGATAGTTTAGAAAGTGGTAAAACTGCTTCTTGTTCTCGACCTTCACCAATCATGGCCAAAGTCGGACCAGTTGTAATACCGCCTTCTGCTAGGTATGGAATCTTAGGTATGTTAACACCTATGGTCTTTCCTCCAATCTCAGGTACCCAATCAGGCACCTCGAACTGAATTTTGTTAAGACCATCAATCATCCAATTTAGGATTTTCGCATAGACATTGATATAACCCTTGCCTACATCTACGATGCCTTCCCATAAGCCACCAAACCACTCTTTTATGCCTTCCCATGTCTTAATGACATTTTCATAAGCGGTTGTGAATCCAGCGCTTATTTTTTCACCTACACCAGCTCCCCACTCAGCAATAGCTGCAAATTTTTCGCCTAGCCATGCAGATATTTCATCCCAGTGCTTGATTACCGCATAACCAATTGCTATTAAACCAGCAATAGCTGCAATAACTAAAGTAACAGGCGATGTTAGAATGCTTATAGCTGTACCCAAAGCACCAACCGCAATAGCTGCCAAATTACCAGCTATAGCTGTTACAACCATAACCGCATTAGTTGCAATAAGATAACCCTTGTATAAGAGTAAGGCGCCACTAACACCTGCAATGATAGGCTCAATTAAAGACCAGTTGTCTACAAATAAATTAAATGCATCCATGCCCTTATCAACTACCCAACCAAGAACATCAGCAATGACTGGAAATCCCTCAGTCATTAAGTATTCAACAATTGGTGTTAGAGTTTCAAAGGCAAATACTAAACCTTCGCTTAAAGCTGTACCAATGCCTTCAATAACTGGTTGTATTGATGGCCAGTGTTCTGTGAACTTCGAGTATAAATCATTTGCAAAACTTATAACATTAGAAATGCCAGTTGCAATAAATGGCATACCATTTTCTATGATCCATGTTGCAGGTGGTTTGACTAATTCAAAAGCTTTTACAAGCCCTGATTTGACTTTACCCGCTAGATCTAATACATTCTGTCCGAACTTACTTAATCCTGGTAGGTTCTTTTCGACTGCCATACGAGTATTATTAAACCCGTTCATGAATGTCTTTTTAAACCATTCAACTTGCTTACCGATTATCTTTAGAACAGGTTTAAATGATGAAAGACCTTCAACGCCTTTTCCAACAAGAGATTCTAAGATCTCACCTGTTTTCTTGATATATGGCCAGACTTTTTTCATACCAGCCTTAGCCATATCAATACCATAACCGACAAACTTTGCAAACGCTGCTAGTCTTTCACCAATGGCTTCAAAGGTACCATCTTCTGATTTTTCAGTTAAAAACTTTGCAAGTGATTCAGCATTAACTTTAATCATGTGAAACAAACTACCATCAACAACATCACCTGACATGGAAACACCTGACATAGTTGCAAGTCCTGTTTTCCATACACCTGATATAGTTGAAACTAAACCTTTATACTGACTGGCTTGGTTTGCCATACCATTTGTAAAATTGTCTTGCATCAAAGAGAATAATGCTTCATTGAATTTTTCTTGATTCGTGATCTGTCCTTTTTTATTGACTAGATCCATATAACCAAGTCTTTTCTCAGCATGTGTAATGATTTTCTCTTTTGTGATACCAAATTCCTTAAGTCTTTCAAGTTCTCCATTTTGAGCATCTGCGACTGCTTCAACTGCTTGAATAATATCTTTATTCATTACAGCTGCCATATCGCCCACCATTGGGAGAACCTTTTGTGCCTTAAGACCATAGGATTCAAGTTTTACTGTTGCTTCAACTACACTAGCAGTTTCAAAAGGTGTTTTATTTGCAAACTTAGCAGACCACTCCATAAGTTCTGCAGCTTTCTTTTGGTCTTTCATAACTGTGTTTAAAGTACCTCTGTATGATTCTAAAGTAGAAGCACTTTCAGTAAAGGCATTAAATGCCTTTTCAGCTGTATGTAGACCAACATAAGCAGTAGCTGCAGCATTAACTGTATTAGTTAACTTCTGAATACTTTTGGTTGCCTTGCTAAATGAAGAGTTGAATGAGGATTGAACCTTACCACCAAGCTTAAATACGGATTCGTAATTTACTTTTCTTCCGATGGTAATAGCTCCTTTATGATTTCTGAAACTTCATACAAGCGGTCCAAACTAAGATTCATATAGTATTCAGCGCTTGTATTAGTATTTATGGCCAAATAAAAACAGTGCTTTAGAAGTATTCTAGCACTGCCTGGCTCATAACCTAACTTAGCAAAAAAGTTGATACTGCATTCTTAATTTTAGTAATGTCATTAGCTTTAAAAGCTTTTAATAGTTCTAATGGATAATTACAGCCTTGAGCCGCTAAAACAATACAATAAGTTGCTGTTAACTCACTTACAGGGGCAAAATTACCACCTGAGAAGTAAAGTTTTTCAGCTGCTTCTACATCCTTATAAGAAAGGTTTTTAAGATTTGATAGATCAAGTGTTTCAATAACATCACCTTCAAATTTATACTTGTTTGAAAGATTAATCACCAAATCAAGTTTCTCATCACTTTCTTCTTTAGAAGATTCGATTTCAATGATATCATCATCTTTATTGCCTATATCAACTACCTTTTCAGATGCATCTTTAGCTTTTACTACTGCTTCAGCAGCACTCTTTGAAATACTATCTTTTGAAAGAGGATCCACAAATGGGATCCCCTGATTGTTATTATTCTTCATTTTCACCTCTAGATTAAGTTTCTATGTGCTTCAAGGTAGTCTTTACCATTGATCACATAAATCATATTCTTCTTATCAAGTTCAAGAAGAACCTTACCACTTTTTTCTACCTTTAGATATTGAGCATCTAAAGTCACTTTTGATTCACCAACTTTACCAGGTGAAACTTTTCCTAAATCAATTGATTTTGAAGCACCACCAATTGTAACTTTCATACCTTCTAAAACATCATCACCAGTCACAGCGTTTTCAGATTGAATAGCAGTCCTTAAGATGATAGTCTTTCTACCTGGTGTAAATAAATCATAAGCATCATCATGTGCAATCCTAAAAGGAATCTCGATAGGTAAAGCTGGAAAATGACCTGGTGTCCAGACTTCAATCTCACCTGCCATACCTGCACCAGAAATAGATTCAGTGATGTGTTCTAAATTAGGTAAAGTAACTTCAGCGTTAACGCCTAAAAGTTTCTGACCTTTATTGTATAGATTCATATTAGAATACACTTTTGGAATATTACGCATTAAGCACCTCCAATTGCTACTAAACCACTTGGGTCAAACTCTCTTACATGCTCAATAGCTTTTGCAGGTGTATAACCACCTAATAAAGTTTTGAATCTTAACTTACCTTCTGCTAAATTTTCAGCTGTAGCAGTCGTATAATCGAATGAAATCTTTCCACCCATGATCATACCGTTAGACTGAAGGTTATTTAAGTACATGTTAAACTCATCTACAATCGATTCTATGAGTCTTTTGTTTGTAGGATCATCAACCTCGTTGATGAACTGAAGTACAAATTGATTACCAATGAAATCAAAAATTCTTCTAGTCATAATAAATCTATCTTTTGGATCAGTCGTACCAGGATAAGCACATGTTTCATTACCCCAAACTCTCCAACCAGACATATTGACAGCTGTTACAATACCAGCAGCGTTTAATACATTGGCTTGACCTGGTTCTAGGTAAATTTCATCACCATTACCTAAAACTGATGCCTCAAGTGGCATTAACTTATTTGATGGTGATTGATATGGTACATCTCCACCTTTAAAATCTAATAATTGAATCACATTTGCAAGAAATAGTGAATACCAGTAAATAGACCCATTACATTTAGCCTTTGGCCAAGCTAGTAATGTACCACTTTCTTTGTATCCATTATCATCTTTCCATGGACCTACTTTTGTATGATCTACAATAGATGGATCTACATCTGCAATAAAAGTAACATTAAAACAATCATGAAGATCTCTTGTTACTTTTTCAGCTGCTCTAGCAACACCTGGTTTATGTGAATGACCTGGTATTGTTAATAGACCTGGTACCAAAGAAAGTTTTGGATAGATCTGCTTAACTACTTCAAGACCAGTATACTTATTTGTTGCAGCATCATATGCACCAATAATATCTTCATCACTGATCATAGATGGATCAATGTAATCATAATCTAATGACACTTTTGTTTCTGCTTTTGCAAGACCAGTAGAAGTAAGAGTAACCTCTAACTTACCTACATCATTAAAATCTAATGTATAATCATCAGTTAATGTATAAGTCGTAGAACCAGCTTCATTTTTAACAACAACAGACTCTTTTAAGATACCTGTGATGTTTGATGTTGCAATCATGCCAGAAACATCTAAAACAACAGCAGCTGATGATTTCTTATGTTTAGTTTTATCAAGTACATTGATCAAAACTAGTGGCGCAATACCAAATTCTTCAAATGATAAATGAAGTGCTGCACTTAGTGGAAAATTATCAAACTCTTCACTAAACCCAAACAATGACTTACCTTGTTCAATGTTTAAAACTTCAACAGCTTCATTGAGTGGTGCATTATCAACTAAGTTGACTGGTGCAGCACCAACAACAACTTGTACAGTTGATGCCTTATCAGGATCAAATGATGGTGATGGATTTTCAAGTCCATATATACCATGTTTATATTCCAATTGGACCTCCTAACAATGTTCGTTTTCTTGAAGCATAATACCCTTATGCTCCCAATCAGTTGAAACCCAACCTACATAGAATGGGTCTAATTCTTCTTCATTAAGCGCCCAAAGTAACTTGTTGACCATTTTAAACCTTGGACTTATATTTGGATCAGAAAGTAAATCAAGTCGAATCTTGTTGATGATGTTGAGGGTATCTTTGTGACCTTGTTGGTCCTCACCTTCATCATATGTACAAATAATCATAACGATATTTGTTTCTGAGTTTTCATCTGGATCAACTGAATCCTCACCTTCAAGTATTCTTACAAGTATGTATGGAAAAATTTCTTCATCACTTTCATATCTGCTTTCAGGAATTTCTTGTGAAATAATATTCAGTGGTCTAAGTCCTGTTTTTCCATGATACTCAAGGCCTTTAAATGTTTCTTGAAGCCTCTTAATTAGATTATTTTGTAATTCAACAATCATTTACTTGTCTCCCTTATCCTTTTTATCTCATGATCAAACCTCTTATAATAGGCTTCCATTGCATCTTTTCTTACTTTTCTTCTGACTTCAGGATTCTTGAACGTTTGTGGTACTGCGACAGAAGTTAATTTCTTAATAGGTAACCTTTTTTCTGTCTTTCTTTCAAAGATATGATCATTTAACTTTTCAGTAATAAAAGCATGCCTGAGTTCTTTGGTACCGCCATCTTTTTTTACAGCCACCTTAATGGGTTTTGACTTTTCAGGATTTTGTCTGTTGATGTGTCCTGGTATGACTTTAAAATGCTTAAGTCCAAGTCTCTGACCTCTTGAAACGGTCACAGCTTTCAAAGCGGCACGTGTCGCTTTTTTCACAGTGATGGTTTCTTTAATGGTTTTTGCTTTTAGATGATATTCTTTTCTTGATTCTCTTGAAAAAGTAGTGTTTGCTTTGGCTATAGCTCTATTTAAAGATCTAGAAACAACTAAAGGAGCCTTATGTTTTAAAGCTCCTAATTGTTTCTCAGCTCTTTTTAGTTCTTTTGAAGTAATCATGAGTGAACCTCAAGAATGATTTCATATGTGAAAGCAGTAAGTGAGCATGATGTAACCCTGTATTTTACACCATTAAAGGACATAATGCCCCCGGTCTTTGGTTTGCCTGGTAGTTCATGCATCCTAACTTCAAACATCAACTCTGCTTTTCTTAAACCTTCACCCATCTTAAGCTTCATTGTCTTAAGGGTTTCAGGTTTCATTACCACAGTACAGGACTTACCATTTAGAGTTACACTTTCAGCAAATTCTTCTACATTAAAAAAGAGTGCTTGGTCAGCAGCTCTCACATCTTTAAGAGTTAACATATTAGCCTTCTCTCTTATTCTTCATCCTCATCAGTACCTTGAACTTTTCCTTGCTCACCTTCTGAGCCACTGGTGGGACTTTTATCATCCTTTTTTTCTTGATTAGAAGATTCTATATCTTTTGGATCAGAATCCTCTTCTTCATCTTCTTCAAGTGTATCTGGATCAACAGCAACACCCTTATTAATTAGGCGCTTGCCTTCATCTGCTTTGACTTGAAATTCCTTACCAATACCATAGCTTTTGCCATTATGATTGACAGTACCTTTAACTACTCTAACTTTCATAGCGCCTCCTATAATACATCAAGCACTTTCCACGCCTTTGTATCTTCTGGCACTGGAAGAGGTCTTGAAGTTAATCTCATCTTTTCAGTCTCTGAATCTTCATCAACAATGTGCTTTGGTACTCTCTTAGCTTCGATAGAAACAGGCACCTTATTTTTGAACATCTTAACAGCAGCATAATGCATCTTACCGATGTCTTGATTACCAACAATAACAGTACCACTTGGTAAGATCGGTTGTTCAACACCTTCTGAATCGATAAACCATTCTTCATATGACATTAAGTCCATATCAAGCTCTAATAAACGACCTAAGAAAGTGGTGCCATCTGGCTTAACTCTTGGTTCAATTGAACCTAATTTGATGTGACGTTTATCAAATGCATCTCTTACCTTAGGATGTGCTAAGAATGCAGTTTGTGCATCTACATCCATCATAACTATCTTTGGCGCTTTTCCAGTAGCCTTTAAAATAGCTGATCTGATTTCTTTTAACTTTGCTAATGGATTTGCATCTGCATGTGACCATAATTCAGTACCTGATAAGGTTACTTTATCATCTTCATCAAACTTGATTTCCTTCTTGAAACCTTCACCATCAATGGTAACTTTCTTAGAAAGAAGTACTTCTCTCATTTCCCACTGTTCAGTTCTTGTGATTCTATCATCTAAGTCAACTAATGTTTCAGCGACTAACTCTTTTTGCTTTTGAGCTACAGATTTTAACTGATACTCTTGTTCACCGAAACCAACAACTTCTAATTCATGAATGTTTGTTACAACTTCAGGAGCGATTTTAGGTATTTCAACAGATTGAGTTGAGTAACCTTGTTTTTCTACTGGTACACCACCAACATAAGGTGATACAAATGGTGCCATTAATCTCTTACCAACTTTAACATCAAACTCAATCTTAGATGTAGGATGTGTTTTAGATTTTGAGAAAAACATTGATAAAGCTGTAAGTGGTTTCTTTCTTTGATTAATTGCAGCTAACATAACTTTAAAATTCGTTGCTTTTACTGGCATTTAAGGTCCTCCCTATTTAAAATAAATATCATATACTCTTAACTCTTTTTCGTGATCTGCTAATGTACTAGCACCACCAAAAGTTAAAGCTGACTTGAAAAAGCAACCAGATTGGTAAGCTGCTGCTTTTACATCTTCAGTACTTGTTGTATCAACAGTTTCTGCTAATATCATACTTGCCTTTTCAGCCCCATCAGCAAGACCTTTGTTAACAGGTACAAATAAACCACTTGCTGTAATTTGACCTAAAACAGTACCAGCAGTTAAAACACCTTGATTTTTAGCAAGGATAATACCTTTTGCTACTGCAGCAGGTTGAGTACCAGCAATTAAATTAGTTGCATCATATTCTACAAACATAATACCTCCCTATAACATGCTAGCTAGTTCACTAGCCATATTCTTGATTTCCTCACCTTTTGTTGATTGATCATCATCAGCTGGTGTGATTTCATTCAAAACATTAGCATCATTTTGAATGCCCTCTAAAGTTTTAGTTCTTAACTTGTTTTGCGCTCTAGTTTGAATCATAGCAAACTCACCAGCATTAACAGGTTCTTCGAACATTGCCTTGTTTGCAAGTTCTTCTTGACCAGGGGCAGTCAATTCTTTGATGTTCTTGATTCTTTCTCTCTCAGCTTTTGCAACAGATTCTTTGATTTCGTTGTAAAGCTCAGGGTGTTTGTTTTGTAAATCTTGTAGGTTCACAATTTCCTCCTCTTGTTCATTTGATGGCTCTGAAGCCATAGGTTTTGGTTTTGGCTTTGACGCCATATTCATAAACTGCATTGGCATCTTATCAAAATACCTACAGTCTATATCTAGACCATTGAGATTCATATGATCTTCAGACATCATCTGAACATCCATCTGAATTTCATCATCCATTACATCTGCATAACCAGCTGCAATAGCATCTTCAGCTGTCATCCATGTTTCTGTTTCCATTGATTTTGCAATAGTTTCCTTATCAATGCCTGTACGGTCATGATAAGCTGCAATGATTGACTCCTTGATTTTTTCAAGTTCGCTAATAAACTTTTTAAGTTCTGTCGCATTTACATAACGACATAAGCCAATCATAGGATCATGAATCATCATCATGGCATTCGATGGAATAATAATCTTATCACCAGCCATAGCCACAACTGATGCAGCAGAAGCTGCTATACCATCAATAAAAACTTTAACAGTTGCATTATGCTTTCTTTTATAGTTTCTAATTGAATTCAGAATTGAATGACCTGCAAAAACATCACCACCATAAGAATTGATTCTTACATGTAATTCGTTTTTTCCACCTAAATTATCTAAATCCTTATTAAATTGTTTTGGTGTGACTTCATCATCCCACCATGTAGTATTAGCAAGCGAGCCATAAATAAGCATCTCACCAATATCTTCGTTTTCAGCACTGTTCTTAATTTCCCAGAATCGCTCAGCGCCTTCAGCCTTATTAAACAAAGCTGGATTAAACTTTTTTGGCATTAGTAACCTCCAATAGACCTGAGTCTTTCATCAACTCATTTTCTTTCTTGGCAGCTGTCATGTTATCCCTAAAGGATCCACCTGTTAAGCCCATAGTTTCTTGTTCTCTTGTTGAGAATCCTTCTTTAACTCTTTTAGCTGCAGCATTAACTTCTTTTAATGGATCTATTTGCCCTGGTGCAGGACCATTCCACTCAGCACCACAATAAGCCTTTCTAATAATAGGATCTTCTAAAAAACCAGGTGCAGAAATTCTACCCTTTGCTACTGCTTCTGTTAGCCATTCCTCATAGATAGGTTGACAGAAATCATTGGCAAACCAATCTCTCTTCATTCTGAAAGTTTTCCAACCTTCTAATAATGCTGCTCTTGATGCAGAATAAGATTTATTAAAATCCTTTAAAAGTAAATCAGCTGGTATCTCAAGTGCTGCACCTATTTGAATTGAAATAGCTTTGATGAAAGTATCAAAACCTGAGTTTGGTCTAGCAGGATTTGCCTCTTTAACACTTTGACCTTCAGCAAGTTCTACAATCGCACCTGGTGCTAATTTGATGTTAGATGGCTCATCGTCATCATCTTCATCTTCAGCTGGTGTAGTAGAATCATATGGATCATCATCAGCACCAAAGGCACCTAAGTTTTCATTATTCTTATTTTCAATGAAAACAGTAAAGAATGCAGATATAACAGCAGCTGTAATCTCAGCTTCTGTGTACCTTGTCATTTGCTTTAAAGCTTCAATGACTTGTGCAATCATTGGAAGTCCTCTTAACTGACCAACCCTCTCACTCATCATGAGGTGAATGATGTTTTGGCGTCCTGAATTCTTTCCAAACTTTTCAATACGTTTGTACTTTGACTGAAGACCTTTAGAATCACCAGGAAAATGATTCAATAAATGATAGGCTACCACATCACCATATTTACCAATTTCAACACCTGCTCTTATATTCTTTTTAGAATTATAATTATCAGGTGTCCTTATACGATCTGGTTCAATTAACATGACTCTGATATCATAGGGTAATTGGACTCTAGGAATCATGGGGAGCAACGAAAAAGTATCACCGTTAATGGCCCAACAAGAAAAAGCCAGTTGTTGAAGTTCATAAAAGTTATTCATACGTTGTGCATCACAATGAATAGATTCAGCCCACAACAGCCACTCGATTTCAGTTAGTCGCTCCCAAGCATCCGCTTGCTGATCAGACATATTAAGAAGTTCTCTTATTATCTTAGGTCGCATCTTAAGACCAGAACCAACCACATTTGTCCTTGAGGTTTTTACAGCACTAGTAGCAAGTGGCGCAGAATAAAATAGATCTCTTGAACGTTCTCTTAAATCATCTAAGTTTTCATGAATATCTTCATCAGCTGATCCAGATGAAGGATGCCATGATACCATTGAGTTTTTAGTCTTTGATGCACCATGTTCTGAATAACCCTTATTCATAACATCTAATGCTTGTCTTGCAGCGGTTCTTTTCAGTCCAGCCTTAGGATTAAAAAAGGACACTGCTTTATCGATTAAGTTCATGCATTAATCCATTGGTACAACATTCTTTATACGAATACTGCCCTTTCCTTTCAACTTTCTATTCAGCATACTCACTTTGTTTTCCCAGAACTTCACTGAATTTCTAATTTCACTTAGATTAGCCTTGGTTACAGTCTTACCATCAATGGAATAAGATTGACCTGCCATAACTTGAGCTTCAGCTTTGATCCAGTCATCTCTCATCATTTTTGCTTGTTCAAGCCTTTGTTTATTTGTAATGATCCTCACCTCCTACTAAATACCTGAAGAGTGCATTCGACTCTTCTTCTTTTTCTTCTTAGCTTTTCTCACTGGAACTGGTGTTACTTCAGTGCCAGCTAATCTATTCAAACTCTGCTCTACTGCATCAAAATTAGGATTAAGTATCTCTAACGCTGCAGAAGCATAGTTTCTTAGATCCCATGGTTCATTACGAGTTACTATTTTAGTCCAAACAAAGACAGCTTTACCTGCCTTGTATTTAGTCAGTTTCTTTTCTGAACATAAACCCTCAAAATACTTTTGATTGTAACCTCTAGATTCACCCTCAACTTGATCAGATGGAAAGTGACAGAAACCAGGTGGATAAGACTGGCCATCTTCAGGCACTTGAGCTTTAAGGTTTGAAAACATGATTTCCTTACCATTATCAACACCTAAAGTAAAAAGAACCGCTTCATAGCGATTCTTTCTAGAATATCCTCCGATATATGGCACATCATATGAGCCTTTACCCTTAATGGCATAAACTTTCTTATGTTCTCTTGGTCTAGTAAACTTATAAACATAGTCAGGTAAGTAACCTGAATCCACACATGTACACATAATTGGTATTTCGGTACCATTAGGTAACTTGTACTTTCTTGATAAAAAGGTATCTAATGCATTCCAGACTGTAGGTTGCTTAGGATCTCCATAAATCTGTTTGTAATAGATACCCCACGACTCCTTATTTTTACCCCATCCAACAATTTCTATCTCAAGACGATTATCTTGAACATCAACACCAGCAGTTAAAAGTAAAACACCAGCTGGTAGTTCAGTATGAT